AGTTCTACGTTATCAATAGTAACTATGCGGTCTATAAATGCATCGATAATAACAATGGGGCGAATTCGACCGTTCAACCTTTGATTACCCCTACTAGTGGCGTTTTCGAGACTGCCGATGGTTATACTTGGAAATATCTCTACAGCGTGCCAACCAACGCCAATACGTTATTCACCTCGAATACTTATATTCCCGTCGTGCCGAATACTTTCGTTTCCAACAATGCGGTTCCCGGCACGATTGATATTATCAGAGTGGTGAATGGAGGCGGTAATTATCAAGGCTATAATGAAGGATTTCTCGTTAATATTCTCAGCGCCAGTTCGGTTAAATTAGCCAATACCGCCGCATCGATTGATAACTTCTATACGGGTAGTTCGATCTATCTCAAGGCTGGCCTTGGCGCGAATCAATTAAGAAAGATCATCAGTTATACCGGCGCTACCCAGGTCGCCACCGTCAATCCGCCATTTGCAACTTTAGTCAATCTTAATCTTGCGAACGTCTCTGGCAGCTTCATTGTCGGCGAAAACGTCTCGCAGACCGTGGCGGAATTAAATTACGTCTATGCACAGGGATTCTTTAATCAAGGCGATACCTTCATTCAATCCGATACGCAGGCTAACGGCTCCGTCATCACAACCAATACTTCCACAGTATTTCTTAACGTTTCTAATTCTAACTTCTCCGTCGCCAATGGCGCATATCCGCTGATTGACATGACTCAATCGTCAACGCCAAAGTCAGGAACCTTGTCGATCAATGCGTCATCCAACGTGATTACCGGCAATACCGCCAATCTGCTTACTTATTCTGTTAATCAATTCATTCAGGTCGGCGCGAATAGCACGCTTAATGTTAGAAGAATCGCCTCGATTACCAATTCGTCTTATGCGACGGTTTCGGTTCCATTCAATAATACGTTAGCCAGCGCCAACCATGCTCTGGTCGGCTATGCGTTTGAGCCGACTTCGGTAGAGAATATTACCTCGAATGGCAATATCATTCAGACCAATCTAAATTCTTATGTGGTGAATTATGGCAATACCTCCAGCAATAATCTCTCCTTCATCGTAGGTGAGACGGTTAAGGAATATGACGTTAACGGCATCGATCAGGCGTCCAACGGCGTCATTTCTTTCGTTAATTCGACTGCGATAATTCTTTCAAATGTGAATGGAACGATTTCTGATAATCTGTTCCTCAAGGGTCAATCTTCCACCCTGAAAGCGCAAGTGCTTTCGATTTCCTCTTATCCCAACATCACTCTGGCCAATTCGCAGGGCACGTTCCAAATTGGCGATCCGCTTACTTCTTATTACGCCAATGGAACGATTTCTGGCACGGCGACGTTGCTATCCTCAACTTATACGCCATCGACGCTTACCGAATATATTGTTTCGCCTACCGTGAATATCACTGGCGACGGCAACGGAGCGCAGGCCTATTGCGTGGTCAATACGCAGGTCGCTTCGAACTATCCAATTGAATATGTCGTCATGATCAATAGTGGGCAGGAATATACAATCGCCAACGCCAACGTCACTTCTAATAATCAATGGGGAAGCGGCGCGAATCTCTATCCAGTCCTTTCGCCAGCGGAAGGCCATGGCGCGAATGTTTATTCTGAATTGGGAGCGAAGTATGGTTGCATTTCCGTCACCTTCGACACCGCTTCCAATGAAAATTATTATTATCCCAACTACGGCTCGTATCGTCGCATCGGCGTGATTAAGAATCCGCTTTACAATGATCTAATCGTCAACGTGAGCAATCCTTACCGCACTGGTGGCGATGTCACCATGATTTCTGCTAACAATTTCGTGGTGGGAGAAATCATCTATCAGCCAAATACGGCTTCCGCCGCAGTCGTCAATTTCGCCAATTCGACTTCATTGGAATTGTTAAATCTTTCCGGCAATTTCGTAACGGTCTCCAATTCAACTGTTAATAATTACGTTATCGGGTTGACTTCCAATTCAACCGCCAATCTGACGAGCCTGACGCCTGAATATTTCCAATTGTCAGGTAACAATCAGGTGATCGATGAAAACAATAACGCGGTTGGCGTTCTCACTAACGTTCCTTCGAATAATCAGATTCGGCTTACCAAAGTGAGCGGTAAGATTGCCGCCAATACGACTATCTATGATCCAACCACCAACGCCTATGCGAATGTGGTTGGTTTGTATACTTCTAATGGAAATATTAACGCCACAGCAACGTTCGGAGCGAAGTTCAATCAGACTGCTAGAATCACCATTTCTTCTAATAATAATCTTGCGTTCAAGGTCGGAGAAACTGTCAATCAGCAAACCTCTAACGCCACTGGATTGATTATTGATACCACGCATGAAGTTGATTTAATTTATACCGTTAATAATGGGACTATGAGCACTGGCGTTGTTCTGACGGATGCGAACAGTTCTGCTACTGGCGTGGTGCTTTACGCCAATTCTACTTATATCAAGATGACGGCGGCGAATGGCACGTTTAAAGTTGGTGATTCGATTTCTACTATTACCGGCAATGGAACGATTAACTCTGTACTTCCGGTGCTTGTGCTTGGCGATCTTCTCAATACTTATCCATTCCAGGAAGGCGCGGGAAGCGTCATCACTGGTAATGTTTCCGGCGCTCAAGGCTACAATGGCATTGCTAATACTCTGACTTATCCTGACTTGGTAAGAAATACTGGCGACGTAATTTATGTGAATGATCTAGCGCCATTCACTTTAACCGCCAATACCAAAGAAACCTTCAAAGTAATCTGGAGCATGTAATGAAAGCGCTGAGACTGATTATCGAATCAAATTATACTAAAACTAATGACCAAGAATTTGATGATCTTAATAAAACGCACGCAAAACTTATTTCTCATTATACCGGCTATAACGCTGACGAAAACGCTTACATGAGGGATTATACCGGCGCTTCACATGGTATAAACAATTTTCATTGGAAACAACATAAAGGCGAAGAAGTCAGTCTTGTCAGCAAGGTTCCTTATGAAATTAGAAGTCAATATATTGATTCCGCTTTGGCTAAGCATAAGACACCTATGAAATTAACTGTTTTCTCTGGAGTCAAGGGCGATCCAAGAGAGAAAATGAATTCTGAAGGCGTCGTGCATCATCCCGCTTACCTTTCTACCTCTTTAAATAAAAGAACTGGAAAAGATTTCGGTTATGATGGGGAAGAAAGCGGCGGCGTCAGTGGTGGCACACAATACGGAGTGCATCACGTCCTTAAGATTAAAGTTCCTAGAGGCCATCCCGGAGCCTACGTTGACGATTTCTCAAAAAACAAAGGCGAGCATGAATTCATTCTTCCGAGAGGAATGAATCTTCGCCATATCCGCACACAAACTTTTCAGACTCATAATGAAAATCAGAATTATACTGAAATCATCCATGAGCATCATATGGAGATCGTCTGATGAAGCCGCTTAGAACCATTGTCGAATCTAATTTCACCAAGGATTGGCAAACCGAGAAAAAAGATGTTAAACATACAAACGATCAATTATCCAATCATTATAAGGATTTTAATGAGTATCAACTTCATAATGTGATAAATTATACAGGTGGTTTTTCCAAAGCGATTAATAATCATCTTTGGGAGAAGCACCAAGGCTATGATCCTGGAGAAGGCGCTAATGAATCTTACGGTGAAATGTCTAAGCAGATCGATTCAGCATTAAAGAATTACGGCGCTCCAAAGAAGTTAACCGTTTATGCTGGCATCAAATATGATCCTAGAACAAAAATGGATAGTAATAGAATCGTTCATCATCCTGCTTATCTTTCAACTTCCCTAACCAAGAATATTGCAAAAGGTTTCGGTTGGAATAAATCGGAAAGTGATAATAAACAAGAAACCTATCATGTGCTAAAGATTAAGGTTCCTAAAGGCCATCCCGGCGCTTACGTTGAACACTTCACAAAGAATCCAGGCGAGCATGAATTTATTTTGCCAAGAGGAATGAAGTTGCGTCACATTCATACGCAAACTCATAATATACCTGGAGGCGTTTACAACCAAAATGTTCACGAGCATCATATGGAGATTGTCAAATGAAGGCGCTGAGAACTATTATTGAATCCAATTTCGCCAATGGCTACAATGAGGACCATGACGCGACTGCCAAGCTTAATGCGAGACTGCGAGAACATTACAATAAGTTTAATGATGCTCATAAATTAGACATTCAGGAATACACCCATTCTGACCCCACCTTGAATTCCTATCCTCTTAACGACTATCAATGGAAGAAGCATGAATATGCGCAGCATGATAAGGAATATAGCATCGATCATCTTGACGCTCGCACACAACGCATGGATAGCGTCATTAACGCCCATCGCACGCCGCACAAATTGACGCTCTATTCCGGCATCAGGTATGATCCCAGAGATCGGATGGATTCGAATCGCATCGTGCATCATCCCGCCTATTTGTCAGGTAGCATTATGAAATATCAGGCTCAAGGATTCGGCTTGACAACATATAAGGATGGACCGGCAATCAAGCGAACTTCTAAAACGAAAGCCGTTCCTCCAAAATCAGAAAAATTTACGCATATCTTAAATATTCGCGTTCCGAAGAATCACCCTGGAGCCTACGTCTCAGAGCATTCGAGGTCGCCTGACGAGAGAGAATTCATCCTGCCACGCGGAACCAATCTGCGTTACATCCATACTCAGCATCATCGCGTCAAGGACCATTATGCCTATAGTTGGGAAGGAGACAAGCATCAGAATTTTTACGAACATCATATGGAGGTAGTATGAAATCCTTTAAGGCGATTGTGGAATCGAATTATAGTAAAAACTATGAGAGTGAAAAGAGAAATCTAGAGCCTTTGCGAAATAGATTGGAGAAGCACTATACCGGCTATAATCAGGAAGAGGAAACCTATCTTAATGGCTATACAAGCTCTTCAAAAACAATAAACAGCCACCATTGGAAAGTACATAAAGGCCAAGAGATAAGTCCAACAGCAGCGGAAAAATCTAACTATCGTTCTAGCTATATTGACTCCGCCCTTGCAAGACATAAGACGCCGCATCCTCTGACGGTTTTCTCAGGAATGCGGGAAGACCCTAGAGAAAGAAAGGATGCAAACGGAATCGTTTATCATCCTGCCTATCTCTCAACTTCTGTTAACAAATCGATTGCAAAAGATTTTGGTCGCCATGACGATGATCATGGCAATCAAATCTCTCATATCTTAAGAATTCGAGTCCCGAAAGGTCATCCTGGAGCCTATGTCGATCACTTCTCCCAATCCCCTGGCGAGCATGAATTCTTACTTCCTCGGGGATTGAAACTGAAGCATGTCTACACCCAAGAGCATAAGATTGGTCAAAGAGAAAAAATCTATGAGCATCATATGGAGATTGTCAAATGAAATCATTCAGACTCATTCTAGAACAAACCCGCTACGAAAAGGTCAAGGCGCTTTACGATAATCCTGGCACGCCTGGAGAGAAAGCAGCGGCGAAGGCGGCGATGGACCGCATGAAGGCCAGCGGAGAGGCGGAGAAGAAACCGACTGCCGATGACGATAATTTAGGCTTCGATTGGGAGCATGGCCATGAGGACGTTCTGAAGAGACATGGCTTTACATTCTCGCACAGCAAAGACGAATATGAAGTGCATAAGAATGGCAAGATGAATGTGATTCTCAAGCGCTACGGCAAGCCAATAGAAGGCTACAGCAAGCCGAAGGTCAATCAATGGTGGACCAAATCCAATAAGCATGAGGATAGCGGCTGGCACGCCGATACTCTGGATGACAGCATTAACGATATGAAGGACAAGGGATGAAATCTTTTAAAACCATTGTCGAATCTAATTTCAAAAAGAATCGCGAAGAAGACGAAAGCTCGATCCAGCATCTTCATAGCAGCTTACGCGATCATTATCATACATTTGAAAGCCATCATCTGGGTGAAATTCACGACTATACGCTTGGCTCCTATGGTGTTAATTCTTATCAGTGGGATAAGCATGTGGGCTACCAGAATACGCCTTCCTATTCTATGCTCTACGATGAAAAAACCAAGCAATTGGATGCTGCATTGAATCACTATAAGACGCCGCATAAACTGACACTCTATAGCGGAATGAAGCTTGATCCAAGAAAGCGCATGGATAACGGCGTTCTTTATCATCCCGCTTATCTCTCAACTTCACTTTCTAAAAGCATTGGTAAGAAGTTTGGTTATATCGGCCCTAATACTGAAGGTGCGAGCGTGCATCATGTTTTAAATATTAAAGTGCCGAAAGGGCATCCTGGAGCTTATGTCGAGCATGTCAGTCTGAATAAACGCGAGCATGAATTTATTTTGCCAAGAGGATTAAAGTTGAAGCATATCAAGACCGACGTGCATAACTTTGACGAAGGTAGAGAAGATTATCCCGATAAGCGACAAGTCTTGGAGCATCATATGGAAATCGTCAAATGAAATCATTCAAGGTTCTAACTGAATCCAATTGGAAGAAATCTTATGAACGAGAGGAAGCCGATCTTAGCAATCTGCATGATTCTTTGTTAAATCATTATAAGCCTCTTGATGATTATCAACATGCCGACGCAGTTAATGATTATACGGGTCATTCGCGGCCTGTAAATAATCACTTATGGCAACAGCACGGCGCTTCAGCTATCAAAACCGGATCAGATGAAACAGATCATGAATGGAATATCAAAACGCTTGATCATGTCCTCCAGGCTCATAAGACGCCGCATCCTATAACGGTCTTTTCCGGCATTCGCTATGATCCAAGAAAAAAAATGAATTCAGAAGGAATCGTGCATCACCCTGCTTATCTCTCGACAAGCATTTCCAAATTAAGAGCGAAAGGTTTCGGCACTACACATGAAAATCAATATGATCAGTATGGAATTCGCCAGCATCACGTTTTGAAAATTAGAGTACCAAAAGGGCATTCAGGCATTTACGCCTACAACCATTCGCAGGCTAGAGAAGAACGAGAATTTATTCTACCGAGGGGATTGAATTTAAGACATATCAGAACCACAGAGCATCATGTTAATCGCCAATCTTTTTTTGATCCTTACACAGTGCATGAGTATCATATGGAGATCGTTAAATGAAAGCGCTCCGCACCATCCTGGAGACCGATTGGAACAAATCAATCTATGATCATCATAAACAACTCCAGCATCTTGAGGGTAAATTACAAAATCATTATTATCCGTTTGATCGCGTTCAATCTCACTCGATAGCCAGTTATACTACCATGTCAAGCGGCCTCAATGCTTATCATTGGTTTAAACATAAAGAACCTGGATTGCATATCCCTATGGAGGATTATGACGAATTCAGCAAGCATATGGATTCGGCTTTAACCCGATACTCCACACCACATAAGATTACAGTTTATTCAGGCACTCGATTTGATCCCAGAGAGAATATGAATAAAAAAGGAATCGTTCATCATCCCGCTTATCTCTCCACTTCTCTCAGCAAAAACAAAGCGACGGAGTTTGGCTCCTTCGGCTACCAAAACGGCTATAACAAATATCACGTCATGAGAATCAGCGTCCCCAAGGGTCATGCGGGCGCTTACGTTGATCATTATAGCAATTCTCCTAATGAAAGGGAATTCATTCTACCACGTGGATTGAATCTGAAGCACATTCATACTCAGGTGCATCGTACCACCGACGACCTCGGCACCAAAAGAGAAATTCATGAGCATCATATGGAGATCGTCTAAAATTTCTGCAATAAATAAATGAAATAACCAATAAGAAGAAAGAGAAATTTTGGGAACAGCTTTACTCGATACAAATCTGAATCAGTTTCCCTACTGGGATGATTTCGACGCTAACGACCAATTCTATCGCGTTCTGCATAAGCCTGTCGTCGCGGTTCAGTCGAGAGAATTGAATGCGGTTCAGTCGATTCTCCAGAATCAAGTTACTGGCGTTGCTCAAAACATCTTCGTCAATGGAACGATTGTTTCCGGCGTCAATATGACGTTCAATGCTTCACTTGGTTATGTCAAGCTTGTCGATACCTACGCCAATGGCGCGGCGCTTACCGTCTCCGATCTTAACGGCCTCTATGCGCTTTCCAATACCGGCCTGAAGGCTTTAATTAATGAAACGCAACCCGGTTACGTCGCTCAAGCTCCTAACCTTAATACTTTGTTTGTTTCTTATCTCAATTCCGCCACAACCAATTCCGCGATCAAGGTATTCCAGAATGACGAAGTTCTTTCTATCGTCACTTCAGCTAACGTTCTGATTGGTAAGGTCCAGGTCGCCAATGTTTCTTCTTCTGGCGCTAATTCTAATACGACTGGCCTTAGCTACGCCATGTCGGTTAGCTCAGGAACTATTTTTCAAAAAGGATTGATTCTTAACGTTGAACCACAGACAATCGTAATCAGTCCCTACAGCAATCAACCAACTGGAGTTTCGGTTGGTTTTGAATGTGTGGAAAGTGTTATCAATTCTTATCAGGACCCTTCCCTACTTGACAATTCACAGGGCTCTTCTAACTACGCGGCTCCTGGTGCGGATCGTCTCAAGATCGTTCCAACTTTAACAATTCGCTCATCAAATTCAGTTTCAACCAATACATTCTTCTCAATCGTTGATTTCGTCGGCGGCGCTCCATCCATCGTCAATTCTGATACGCAATATGCGACCATCGGCGCGAAGATGGCGCAAATCTCCTATGAAACCAATGGTAATTTCGTCGTTAATCCTTTCAATGTCAGAACGCTAACCAATTACCAAACAAGCGGCGCGGTCGATCCTTATAATATTAAATTAGAAGTTGACGCAGGCTTGGCTTATATCCAGGGTTATCGTGTTCAGGTTGTCGGCAAACTATTGAGCGCGCTTTCCAAGGGTCTGGCGGTTCAGACTTCGCCTGCACAAATTGTTACGACACAGATTGGTAATTATCTCCAGGTGCAAGAACTCGCTGGCGTCTTTAACCCTGGCGCGCTTCAGCAAGTGTCGCTTCGCAACGCTCCTGCCTATGCGATCAGCAATAATCTTTCTATTGGCATTCCAGCCAATAATATTGCCGCTCCAGGCGTTGAAATCGGCAAGGCGAACATTATCGCAGTCGAATATGACAATGGCACTCAAGGGCTTAATAATTGCGTTTACGACGTATATATCTTCAATATCCAGATGAATTCTGGCTACAGTTTTTCTAGCGTTAGATCGCTTTATGCTAATAATGGTGGCCAGCTAGGGTTTGCTGATCTTGTGCTTCAGTCTGGAGCGGTGACGCTCAATGATACTTCCGTCAGCACATTGGTTTATAGTTTCAATCAGGCTGCTATCAAAACTCTAACCACAAGCAGCAATACGGTTGATACTCAATTCCAGTATCTTAGCTCCGCAAATGTTAATTTCTCCAATACCGGAACAGTAACCGTCAGCATTCCGACTTATGCAGGCGGAACCAATGAATTGCCGTTTGGAACCGGCGCTCTAACGACGCCGCAAAAAGAAGGTTTCCTCATTACCTCGGAAGGAAACGTTACCACTTCAAATATTGCCGGGTCTATCACCACCTCAGGAAATACCGTCACTGGCCTTGCAACCAACTTCACGGCGGCGCTGTATCCAGGCTGCTATATTTCTATCGCCAATTCTACCGTCTCGGAAATTAAGCAAGTCGCTTCGATCACCAACAGCACCAGCCTTGCTCTAACTCGTAACGCGACCAATAATTGGACGAGCGCGAACGTCGCCATTCAGTATCTCTCTGGCATGGAGATTCCGACTTCTTCAAGCAATGTCGGCATTACCGTAGGTAGTGCTAATACCTTCACGATTGCTCTTAATCAGAACTTCACTTCCGCATTCAATGCGACGGTGCTTTATCCAATTCAGAGAGTGATCGCTTCTCCTGCTAAGAAGAGATTACAGACCTCAGTTTACGTTTGCATCAATCTCGCGAATAACGCTGGAGGCGTCAAGGGACCATGGAATCTCGGCATTCCTGACGTTTTCGCAGTCGCCAACGTTTGGGTAGGTGCAACCTATTCAAATACCAATCCTTCGATCACCAATCAATTCACGCTCCATAATGGTCAAAATGATTATTACTATGGACTTGGATATCTAACTTCCAACGGCGCATCGCTCAATACGTCGCAAGTTTTGTTAGTTCAACTAAAAGCCTTCACGCCTGATTATTCACAGGGCGCGGGGTTCTTCTCAGTCGATTCTTATCCAATTGACGATACCGGCGTTGCGGCAAATACAATTTTTACCGCCGACATTCCGACTTATACCTCTATTGCGAATTCCAGCCTCTTCAATCTGAGAAATTCAGTTGACTTCCGTTTCTATGCACAGAATACAATTCCTTATATTTCCAATGCGGCGCTCGCTGTTTCTAATACGAGCATTGTTAATCCTTCCAATACGTTAACTTTCAATACTTCTGGCGGCGTGATGATTCCGGTTAACGGAGCCGAATTTGAAAGTTCAATTCAGTATTATTTGGGACGTTACGACGTGGTTGGATTGGATATCCATGGAAATATTGTTGTTAATACTGGCGTGCCATCGGAAAATCCAGTTTCTCCAGGCGGAATCCAGAGCGGCATGACGCTCGCCACGATTTATATCCCGCCTTATCCATCATTGACAAATGACAACGCGGATAGATTTGCTTCAGCCGCTAATCCAAGGTCAACTCTGACTTACAATACCAATCGTCGTTATACAATGCAAGACGTTGGTGGATTGGATCAGAGAATCACTCAGGCGACTTATTATTCCGCTCTGTCAACGTTGGAGCAATCAGCACAGAATCTCATGCTGACAAATACGACTGGCAACAACGTTTTCCAGAACGGCATCCTGTCTGATCCATTCAATGACTTCTCAATTTCAAATACGCTCGATCCTGAATTTAATATTGCTATTGACGGCGCGAATTCGGTTGCAAGACCAACCTTTACGCAGTTTCTTGTCAATCTTAATTATTCAAATTCTTTGAGCTATAATATCAATGAAAGCGTCAATGACAGATTGGTGACGCTTGGCTATACGCAAGAGGTTTATCTTCAGCAACCATTCGCCTCTCAGGTTAGAAATTGCTCTCAGGATACGCTTTATACCTGGAATGGAACGGTTACGTTAACGCCTGAAGGCGATTTCATGCCTGACGTTACGGTTAATCCAGCGGTTGTTGTCAGCCTCGATTCTTACAGCAATTGGGTTAATCTCGCCAATGCTTGGGGTACTCAGTGGGGAACCTGGAACGAAACGGGTAGCAGCACTACAAATTCAACAGCAAAGACAAAAAGCTCGAATTCTACTGCGACGACTACAACCAAGACCACGACGGCGACGACAACCACGACGGCCACTCAGAACGGAACTCAGCTTTCGGTTTCGCCGGTTAATAGCACCTATAATTTTGGCAACGTCGTAACCGACGTTTCGCTTCAGCCATTTTGCGCGGCAAATCTCATTAAATTCAAAGCGACCGGTCTGAAGCCATCCACTCAGGTTTGGACGTTCTTCAACGATACGCCAATCTCTCAGTATTGCGCGCAAACCGATTCGAACTATAATATTCTTAACCAGACCAATATGGTTACGGATTCGCTTGGCAATATCTATGGTTATTTCTATCTGCCAGCCAATACTTTCTATTCTGGCTTTATCAATTTCCAGATTTTGGATATTTCAAACCTCGCCACTCAAACCAACCTGATTACCTCGCTGGCGTCTTGCACCTATAACGGCACCAATCTAGCTTATACTGTTAACAATCTAGAATTGCAGACTACGACTGCGCAGCTTGCCGTCACGACGGTTTCACAGTCAATGACGACGGTGACAAATACCGTCACCAGCACCAGCACGGTTACTATCAATAATCCTCCGAAAACGATTATTGCTAATACGCCTGGAAATAACTCGCCAAATCCAGCGCCGCCGCCCCCAGCGCCGCCAGCTTTGCCAAATACGGTTCCTTGCGTTTCTCCTTTTGTCTATATCGCTCCAGCGGTAACAGGCCACTATGACGGCAGCATTGCGACAAGTCAGTTAAGCATTTCTAGTAACGTTGCCGCAAATGGGGATTTTGTTCTAAACAATGGACCAATATTGTCCATGCTTGGAATCGATCCTCTAGCACAGGGATTCTCAATTTTCTCATCAACGTTGCCAGCGGGCATTCAGGGCGTTTACGTCACTTCGCTTGATCTATTCTTTAATACGGTTGATCCTTCTCTTGGCGTAACCGTTCAGATTCGCGATATGGTGAACGGATATCCTGGAATTACGATTCAACCGGGATCGTCAGTTCATTTAACGCCAAGTCAAATGAATACTTCTCCTAACGCTTCTGTGGCGACCAACGTTCTATTCCCTAATCCTGTATTCTTACAGAATGGAGTCGATTATTGCTTCGTCATCATTCCTGACGGAGGCAATCCAAGTTATACTCTTTGGACTGCGGTTATTTCAGGAAAAGACGTTCTGACGAATGCGCCGATCTATTCGCTAAGCTCGATTGGCGATATGTTCCTATCCTCTCAGAATACGACTTGGACACCTTATCAGAATGAGGCGGTTAAGTTCAATATCAATATTGCTAATTTCACTTACAATACCGGCATTGCGACCTTCACCAATGACGATTCAGAATATCTTTCGATTGTCAGTCCATCAAGAGTTTTCCAGCTTGGCGAACCTGTTTATTATTCAAATAATATCCTGAGAAGTTCTAACGTTTCTGTAAGTAATACTTCAAATACGGTCACAGCCAATACTACGGGATTGCTTGCCGGTTCGAAGATTTATCTTTTCAGCAATACAAATAACTCTACGATGGTGGCGAACGTGGTCTCAGTTTCAACCGGGACTTTCGTTATCAATACGATTCCGACATTTACTGATGCAAATTGTTCAATGGGGCTGTTGACTTCCAACGGTGGCCTAAGCGGCGTCATTCAGGCGGTTAACAATTCTGTGGTCACAGTCGGCAATTCAACCGCCAATTCCAGCGTCTATCTCACTGTGAATAATGGAATTATTATTGGCTCACGAAGCCTCGCTTCGGCAACAATCTCTGCCTTGAACGACATTCCATATGATACGATCATGCCGAAATTCTCAACGTCGGTTCCATCCGCTTGCGCTCTGCTATTGAGCATGATCGGTACCGCCAATGCATCCATTGGCTATACAACCGACGCCAACTATACGGCTCTACCTTCTGGATTCTCAACTGACTTCATTGACCAAGAAAGAGTCGTCATGTCGAAGTCAAATGAAATGCGCTATAAGGGCGGCACCAAGTCAATGCAAGTTTACGGCAGCATGACGACGGTTTCAGGCTTCCTATCGCCAGCCATCGATACGATTAAATCAGGCATGGTTTGCATTCAGAATTTGATTAACGGCGAAGACGCCAACAATGACGTTTTCGTTTCGGAAATCACCAATCAGGGCAACGCGATCAATAAGTACGTTTCTGATACTATCACTCTAGTTTCAGGGATGGAAGCGGAAAATCTTACCGTTTATCTCTCTGCCTACTGGCCAGCCGATACGAGCATTTATGTTTATGGAAAGATTCAAAATCAGTATGATTCTGATCCATTTAGCGCGAAGGCTTGGACGCCGATGTATACCAACAACGTCACCAGATCGTCAGCTATCAATAAGGAAGATTATAATCAGTATATCTATACATTCCCGAATACGCTTCCTTCAGGAACGGCTTTCCTCAATACGGCGCATTTGGATGCGAGCAACAATTACGTCGCTTCGTATACGTCAAACTCTGGCGCGTTGTTTGAAACGTTCAACGTTTTTGCAATCAAGATCGTTCTGCTTTCCAATGCAGGATCATATCTTGTGCCGATGCTAAGCGATTTTGTCGCCATCGCGAGCGCTTCGACGGTCTGAGTATGAGCGAACCAAAATATTTCCAAATAATCGACCATCCCAATCTGGTTAGGGACAGAGATACCAAGGCTGTCCTTAACACCAACGTCCAGGCACAGGAAGCCTACCGCAAGGAACGGGCGCACAGGCTCAAGGTTAAAGCGATGATGGAGGAATTCGAGACGGTGAAGTCAGAGATTTCCGATATAAAAATGTTGTTACAAAAATTGGTTGACAAAGCCTAGACTACATTCCATAGTCGGGGTTTGACTATGGAGATTCGCCATGAAGATTCATCGTATCCGCGATGCCCTTGCAGGTAAGAATAGGGTCCAGTTACTTGGTCCAATCAAAGCCCGCGAAGAATTTAAAAAGCTCATTGAGCAAGCTGAATTCTTCGATTTTGGCAAGATGCATATGGAGCCTAGCAAACATAATAGTGATGCTTTCGATTTACCTCGCCTAACCGAGGACGAGGAACAATGGTGGTCCTTGGGGTTAATTCCTGTTCCGGCTCCGGTTTGCTACTACGAATTTCAGGCCAAGACAGTTTCCGGTATTTTGGTTCAACAAATGGAAAATGGTATTAAGGTTCAGCAAATCGACCTCGATCCTGATCCAAATGGGCCGTTCGGGGCGGAATCATGCCTGATCGATGGGATTTGGACAACGGAAGGTAAAACCAATGCGGATGGAAAGGAAATCGTCTTTACCGCCGCCGATATGGTCTATATGAAAAAGCATCTATCTGTGATGTCTGAAGAATTCTTGTCCCGATTTTACGCCGGGTCCTATTTCCTCGCTAAGTACCTCACGCTCATGTTGTCGTCAAAGACAACCGACATCAAGCGCGAGCATCCTCCAGAAGCCTTGAACAAAGCGCGAATGAAACGAGGTAAACCGGCTTTACCTTCTCATTATGTAGTAAACATTATTCCACAACGCTTCCATGCTGAAGGTGAAATCGGTAGCAGCGGCAAGCGCATGTCGCCACGGTTGCATTGGCGTAGGAGCCATTTGCGCGTCATCAGAAAACCAGATGGAACCGAACAAAAAATTGTTATCGCCAGAATGCTGGTGGGACGGCGAGAATTGGGCGAAGTTACTCACGAATACCGGGTTTCAACGAAAGGAACTTAGATGGCAAGACGACATATCAGCGTCAGATTGCTCCTAGAGAAGGCGAATGACCTTCTCCTTCATACCGAAGACGGCTATATCGATAAACGGTTTGGAATTTCCGATCTTGTTCAAGACATTCTCTATGCAACCGACAATTACAAAGGCTTCCGTTTCTTGACCAATGACGACATGGCCAAGAGCCGGTTCGGAAAATCAGTCGGCGTTATCTATAATATCGATACGCTTCAGCACTTCTATCCTGATCGAAGCCGCCGACAATATTTTTGAATTGACAATCTCCTTTTTGTAATGTATAAATCCACATGAACGAAACAAGGGAGTTTAAAAAATGAATATGGAAAAGGTCATGTCAGTCTCTATGGCTGCTTTGATGATGGTAACTTTGGTGGTGCGGCCTGCCGATAGTATGGAAGAATTTCAGTATTCGCCCTATGCGCAGGATACGGCGGAAGTCATGAAGCCTGCCGCAAGCATTAACAAGCATGAGGCGATTGTCTTGGTGCATGGCGGTTCTTTCCAGTATGGAAGCGATACGCAGGCCAACGTCATGGAGATCGCTCACGCCGCCGTCGCGGAAGGCTATACTGTCGTTTCGATCAACTATCGTTTGGATAGCAAGGCTTCGCCTATGCCAAACGCCATTGAAGCGCAAGTGGAGGACGTTCAAGCGGCTATTCGTTGGACCAAGGCGAATGCTGGGATGCTTGGCATCAATCCTAACAAAGTTGCAATAGGCGGTTTGTCGGCTGGCGCTGAACTGGCGATGACGGCAAGCTCGTTGGGATATAATGAGCATACCTATCAAACTGATCCTCGCAATGAGGCGGGA